GATCCTATGGATTGTGCTACCTTAAGAATAGACGTTCTGGGTTTTCCTTTATGGCATCAGGCGAGGTGGTTAACCTGGCAACCATATCAAGCGACTCCAGATATGGCATTTTATCAAAAAGTGGACCTGATGCAAAGAAGATGTTCACAGATAAGGTGGTTCCGATATCGGTTAATTACCCCTTCTTTTTCAAGCCGATACAGGACGGTATGGACAGACCTAAAACGGAGCTCGCGTTCAGAGTACCGGCCAGTAAATTCACGCGTAAAAAACTTGAAACAAACGAAACGTTACGCGAACTCGACGGCCTTGACACGACCATCGACTGGAAAAACACGGGTGATAACTCGTACGACGGTGAGAAGCTCAAGCTACTCGTCCACGACGAAAGCGGTAAATGGGAACGTCCGACGAACATCCTTAACAACTGGCGTGTCACGAAAACCACGCTAAGATTAGGTAGTAGAATTATTGGTAAGTGCATGATGGGTTCAACAAGTAACTCATTAGATAAAGGTGGTGACAATTTTAAAAAGCTTTACTATGACTCAGATATTACACAAAGAAACCGCAATGGACAGACTAGCTCAGGACTATATTCTTTGTTCATACCTATGGAATGGAACTACGAAGGATATATTGATATGTATGGAGCACCTGTCTTCGACACTCCGGACAAGCCGGTACTCGATGCGGTTGGAGACGAAATTAAACAAGGTGTAATAGAATATTGGGATAATGAAGTAGAAGGTTTAAAAAATGATCAAGACGGTTTAAACGAATTTTACAGACAGTTTCCACGCAGTGAAAGCCATGCATTTAGAGATGAAGCAAAGCAATCACTTTTTAATCTTAGTAAAATATACGAACAAATAGACTACAACGAAGACATAACTAGATCATCGCTTGTAACTAAAGGTTCATTTCAGTGGAAAAACGGTGTTAAAGACACTACCATAGAATTTATACCAAATATAAACGGTAGATTTAAAGTTAGTTGGGTACCAAAGCTAGAAATGCAAAACAGAATAAGACTTAAAAATGGTATTAAGTTTCCTGGCAATGACCACATAGGCGCTTTTGGCTGTGACAGCTATGACATATCAGGTACAGTTGACGGCATAGGATCTAACGGAGCATTACACGGGCTTACAAAATACTCAATGGAAGAAGCACCTGCTAATAGCTTTTTTTTAGAATACGTTGCTCGGCCACAAACAGCTGAGATATTTTTTGAAGACGTACTTATGGCTTGTATATTTTATGGCATGCCAATACTAGCAGAAAACAACAAACCAAGATTATTATACCATTTTAAACGAAGAGGTTACAGAGGCTTTTCAATGAACAGGCCAGATAAAATTTACAGTAAGTTATCAGTAACAGAAAAAGAAATAGGTGGTATACCTAACTCTTCACAAGATATGAAGCAGTCGCATGCTGCAGCAATAGAGTCTTATATAGAAAAATATGTAGGATTTAATAATGAAGGGTGTGGCGATATGTATTTTAATAGAACACTAGAAGATTGGGCAAGGTTTGATATAAACAACAGAACTAAGTTTGATGCTTCAATAAGTTCAGGGCTTGCCATAATGGCTTGCAACAAAAACCTTTATACACCGGTTCAAGAGCGACAAGTTAAAAGTATAAACCTTGGAATAAAAAGGTACGACAATAAAGGATCAAGATCAAAAATAATTTAAATAAATGATTAATAAAGCTATAAAGAGTTCTTTTCCCAGCCAAGCGGTTAGTGATTTAGAGAAGATGAGTATCGAATACGGTACTAAGGTTGGTAAAGCTATAGAACACGAGTGGTTTAATACTAAAGATGGTTACGATGGTAAAAATGGATCAGGTAGATATTCAACATCAAAGCAATCATTTCACTCGTTAAGACTATACGCTAGAGGAGAACAGTCTGTTAGAAAATATAAAGATGAATTATCTATCAATGGTGATTTATCTTATTTAAATTTAGACTGGAAACCAGTACCTATAATACCAAAGTTTGTAGATATTGTAGTTAACGGTATGGCTGATAGATCGTATAACATAAAAGCTTATTCACAAGATCCAGCATCTATACAAGAGCGTACAGACTACGTCACTAAGATAGCTGAAGACATGCAAGCAAAGCCGTTTAACGATGCAGTAGCTGGTCAATTAGGTATAGATATATATCAAACAGATCAAAGCAAACTACCTGAATCTACAGAAGAGCTAGAGCTGCATATGCAATTAGATTATAAGCAGTCTGTAGAAATAGCAGAAGAAGAAGCTATTAATAGTATTTTTGATAAAAACAAATACGAACTTGTATCTAGACGTATAAACAATGACCTAACTGTTATAGGTATTGGTGCTGCTAAAAGTTCTTTTAATAAAGCAGAAGGTATTAAAGTAGAATACGTAGATCCAGCTGATCTTGTATATTCTAACACAGACTCACCATACTTTGATGATATATATTATGTAGGTGAAGTAAAAGAAATATATTTAAATGAACTTAAAAAAGAGTTTCCAAATCTTACAGACGAACAATTAGAGTCTTATCAAGGTTACAACTCGTCTTATAGTAGTACTGCTTATAACTCTAAAGCTGACGAAAACAATACAGCTACAGTATTATACTTTGAGTATAAAACATATGCTAATCAAGTTCATAAGATTAAAACAACTGCTACAGGTGGTAGTAAAGCTATAGAAAAAAACGATACGTTTAATCCACCAGCGTCTGATGACTTTGAAAAAGTAGATAGAGCTATTGAAGTTATTTATGAAGGCGCTAAAGTAATTGGTAGTAAAGAGCTTTTAAAGTGGGAGCTTAAAAAGAATATGATACGACCAAAAGCAGATACAACAAAAGCTCAAATGAGTTACGCTATCTGCGCACCGCGTATGTATGAAGGTCGTATTGAAAGCTTAGTAAGTCGTATGACTAACTTTGCTGATATGATTCAGCTTACGCATTTAAAGCTACAGCAAGTATTATCTAGAGTAGTACCTGATGGTGTTTACTTAGATGCAGATGCTTTAGCTGAAATAGATTTAGGTAACGGTACTAATTATAATCCACAAGAAGCACTTAACATGTACTTTCAAACTGGTAGTGTAATTGGTAGATCTATGACACAAGACGGTGATATGAACCGTGGTCGTTTACCTATTACGGAACTTAATTCAAACGGAGGTAATAATAAGATCAGTGCACTTATAAGCACTTATAATTATTACTTACAAATGATGCGTGATGTCACTGGTTTAAATGAAGCTAGAGACGGAGGCGTACCAGATAAAAATGCTTTAGTAGGACTGCAAAAATTAGCTGCAGCTAACTCTAACACAGCAACAAGGCACCTATTGCAATCAAGCTTGTATATAACCCTAACAATGGCAGAGTGTATTGCAATGCGAGTGTCTGATGTTATAGAGTACTCACCTACTAAGGAATCGTTTGTAAAAACGTTAGGTAAGTTTAATGTTTCTACATTAGAAGAAATGGCTAACTTACACTTACATGATTTTGGTATATTTTTAGAACTTGCACCAGATGAAGAAGAAAAAGCTAAACTAGAAAATAATATTCAAGTAGCTTTACAGTCTGGACAGATATATCTTGAAGATGCTATTGATATTAGAGAAGTACGTAATATTAAGCTAGCTAATCAGCTTCTTAAAATACGTAGAAAAAAGAAACAAGATTTAGATCAACAGCAGCAACAACAAAATATACAAGCGCAAAGTCAAGCAAACGCACAGGCTGCACAAGCCGCCGCCGCTGCAGACATGCAAAAGCAACAAGCGCTTACGGAATCAAAAGCTCAATTAGAGCAGATTAAGTCACAGCTTGAAATAGCTAAAATGGAACGAGAGGCTGCAATTAAAAAAGAATTAATGCAGTACGAGTTTGAAATAAACAAACAATTACAAGATGGTCAACTTGCTATTGTAAAAGAAAAAGATAAGTTTAAAGAAGATCGTAAAGATGAAAGAACTAAAATACAAGCATCACAACAAAGTGAGCTTATAGACCAAAGAAAAAACAACGCGCCGCCTAAAAAATTTGAGTCTGGAGGACAAGACAGCTTAGGTGGATTTGGACTTGAACAGTTCGAGCCGCGTTGATAGTAAATTAACAATTATATAATATTTTATCATGTCAGAACAAACACAACCTATAGAAGAGGTGGTAGACGAAACAGTTCAAGAAACTAAAACTGTAGAAGAAACACCTAAAGAAGACACTTCTTATAAAGAAGTTACAAAAGATGGTACTATTAAATTAGACCTAGGAAAATTAAAAGAGTTTCAAAACAAAAACACAGATACAGATGCCAAAGAAGAAGTGCGGGTGCAAACACAAGAAACGCAAGAGCCAGTCACTGAAGAAAAAGAAGTCAGTGAAGAAATCTTACAAGAGGTAACTGACGAACCAGAGCAGCCTGTAGCTGAAGTAAAACAAGAAGTTACTGAAGAAAAAATTACACCACAGCCAGAAGTAAAGTTACCAGAAAACATTGAAAGT